GAAGTAGCTGTTCCCGATTTTGTATTTGATATCGTAAAGACCGATTGGCTTAAGAGCGGAATCCTTAGCCTTGTAAAGAGAATCTCTGTTCAGGGCAACATGAAGGTTCAGTTTGAGCTTACCGCAGGCGACGCTGTTATCCATGACGAGGGATCAGGCGCAGTTTCCGAGGAAGAGCTTACTCTTGGAGTAGTTACTCTTGTTCCTCAGTCAATCAAGAAATGGATCTCAATCTCTGACGAAGTTAACGACATGAAGGGCGAAGCATTCCTTCGTTACATCTATGACGAGCTTACTTATAAGATCGCTCGCAAGGCTGAGTCTATCCTTATCGGAAAGATCAAGAATCTTCCTACCAGCGCAACCGCAACAAGCGTAAATGCGAAGAAGGTAAAAGCTGGCGCAGCTCTCGGAACAATCGCAACCGCACTCGGACAGCTTAACGCAGAAGCAGCTAACCCCGTTGTTGTTATGAACCCTGCTACAAAGGCAGCATTCAAGGCAGCAGTATACGCAGGACAGTTCAACGCTGATCCGTTTGAGGGACTTACTGTTTACACAACAAACGATCTTCCCGCAATCGCTGACGCTTCCGAGAATGCAGTTTATGCAATCGTAGGTGACTTCGGTTACGGTGTTCTTGCTAACTTCCCTAACGGAGAAGCTACCGAGATCAAGTACGACGACAAGACTCTTATGACTGAGGACCTCATCAAGATCCTGGGCCGTGAGTATGTCGCAATCGAGCCTATTGCTTGCCGTGCTTTCGTTAACATCACTGCTCCTGCATCTGTTTAATTCGGAGGTGCTTTATGAAGGGTTTAGTTAAGGTTTCATTTACTGATAAAAACACCGGAATCGGGTATCTTCCCGGTCAGAATGTAGAGTTTGCGGATCTCCGTATGAAAGACCTTGCAAGCAAAGGGTTTGTAGAAGTCAGAGGGGCTGAGACTAAACCCGAAGTAAAGAAGGCAGAGCCTGAGAAAGTAGAGCAGAAAGCTGAGAAGCCTGCTGCCAAGAAAGCTCCGGCAAAGCCTACTAAGAAAAAATAGCAGAAGGGAGCAAGGATATGGCTACAATCGCTGAAAAAGTAAAACTTGCTCTCCGTATCTCCCACAATTTGCTTGACGACGAAATAAACGACGTTATTACTTCCGCAAGACAGGAGCTTATCCGTGCGGGAGTAGCGGAAGAGGTCGCCGAGAGCGATGAAGAGTTGGTACAGACTGCTATTAAGACGTATGCGCTTGAATATTACGCTCAAGATCCCAAAGACGCGGACCGATACGGCGAATCATTCAGGTATCAATGCGATTGCTTACGGAAGTCGGAGATCACAGTTGAGGGCTAAACTATGTACGATAATGTTATAACGCTCATAGCAGAGACGAATACCGTTGACGAGTACGGCGACACCGTAACGACCGAAACAGACAGGACTATATTCGCAGAAGTGAAAAGCATCGGACAGAGCGAGTTCTACCAAGCGCAAGCGGTGGGACTTAAGCCGGAGATTAAGTTTGTGATAGCTGATTTCGCTGATTATCAGAACGAAAAGAAGCTAAAATTCACACCTTACGGCGGGACGGAAGAGGTTTACACGATTCTGCGAACGTACAGAACCAAAAACCAACTTGAGATCGTATGCAAGCGAGGAATTGACGAATGAGCGTTCCCAAGTCAGTCGTAAAAGTGAAAAAAGGCAACGTGGAATATACGTCAAACGTGGATGCGGCTCAGTATTACATTTTTGAGCTTAATAGGGCGGCTTTACGGGATGTTGGTAAATTTGTCCGGGCGAAGTTCAGAGAGAGCTTCTACGAGCATTTTAAGCGTAATACGGGCGACGCAGGACGGGCGACTTCCGCAGTTGTTCTTTCCTATAAGGACACTAAATATCCGAGAGTTGAGATAGGCTTGAAGAAGTCACAGCTTAAGGGTGTTTACGGCTACGAACAGGAATTTGGCACAAGTGGAATCCCGAAGTTAGGGCTTTTACGGAATGCCGTCGAGGATAATATCCCGAAAATCATAGAAATAGAGTCGAAGTACCTATCAGGACTCGAAGATGAAGCAACAGCACTCTCAATGATAAGCGAGGAAGAGTACGAAGAAGATGGCGAGTGATACTAAGACAAACGACTTGAAAAAGTTAATAATGACACAGTTGAAAACGCTCACTTCTAATGTGTACTATGAAATTGCGGCTGATAATGCACTTTATCCGCATATAGTGTTCAGTTTCAAGATGATTAATCTGGGCGACTTATGGCGACAGGACTACACGCTTGATGTTGATGTATGGGACAAAGGGCAGAACACCACGAGAATAGATTCTCTTTGTGATGATATTGAGAGACTCCTGCACATGCAGAATCTTCCGCAGACAGGCATACTTCCGACATTCTATCTTATAGACAGACGGAGCATCCTCGACGAAGATAAGTCAATCAAACACCGGCTTGTAAGATTTCAGATACAAAACTATGAGAGGTAGAAACCATGTCAATAACAAAATATATTGGTACGGGAGAGGTTAAATCAGCCGATTTCAAGGAAGTTAGCTGGGTTGGCCTTACCAAAGGCGGGAACGCAGTAACAATCAAGTTACACAACGCTATCAATATGGGAAACATTGATTGGACTTTTGCCGAGAAGAATGACGTTGTACCGAGCATAGAGTTCACAGCTTGCTACGACAACACGGATGCCGCTTCGGATTCGACTCTTGAGCCTTTTGAGGTTGAGATTAACGGAACCAGCGCAAACGCTTCCGAAGGAATCATTCTCGGAGCAGGGAAGTTCTATATCAACGGAACCCTTGTCGCTCTTACTCGTGGCGGCGGTCAGTTCACCGTAGAGCGTGAATACAGAGAAATCAATGCTGACGGTGATCGTGGAGCAGTTAAGGGAAGAGTTGTGATGGAAGGCTCAAGGCCCAAGCTCACAATGAATGTCCTTACAATGCTCGCAAACATTACTTCACTTTATAGCTCAGTCGAGGTTTCAGCATAAAAACGACGTACAATCAAACGAAAGCGCAGATTTAGGGTATAATGCCCTTTTTCTGCGCTCTTTTTTTATTTAGGAGGAATACAGATGCGTAGTTTACAGACACAGGATGTCTTTGCCTTCGTCAGACTGATTGACGAGGTAGGGATCAAAGACGAACTTAAAGAATTGATACTCAGTAAGGACTCCATTAAGGATCTAACACAGGAGTCTTTTGGATATGATTTAATATTTACCCTTGTTTCCGGAGCAAGTAAGAAGAAAGCGGAAGAAATGCTCTATGAGTTTTTCGCTAATATTCTTGAAACCGACAAAGAGACGATCCGCACGATGGACCCGACGGAGTTTTTAGAACAGGCTATCAAGGCGGCTGATCCGGAGAAGTGGAAGAATTTTTTCTCCTCGGTTGCCAAGTTGATGAAGTAAAGCTGATTGACTTGGTGCTTCGGAGATACCACACGCTTGACGTTATGAAAGTTCTGTCATTGGAGCAGTTCGTCAAGATCGTGCTGATGGCTCTTGAAGATGAATCAAAAGAAAAATACCGGGCAGAATGGTTAAGCCTGCTGCCTTGTATGGTATTCACTAACCACTATATGACGTTTGAACAGTATTACGACACCGTTACCGGAAAGAACATAGACCTTCGTCCGGTAGACGAGATCATTGCGGAGATAGACCGCAAACACGCAGAAGCAAAGGAAAGCAAAGATGGCTCTTGAGATATTCAAGTTAGTCGGAAGCGTTTTTGTTGATACAGACAAAGCAAACGATTCCCTTCAAAAAGTTGATAAGAATGCCGGTAAGGTTGCGGAAGGTTTCGGCAAAGCTGGCAAGGTAATCGGAACAGTCGGAGCTACTATTGGAGCTGCTGTTGTCGGTGCCGGAACAGCTATCGTCAATATGGCGAATGATACTTCCGAAATGGCTGACACAATCGACAAGGCTTCAATCCGTATGGGAATCGGTGCAGAGCGTTACCAGGAGCTTGCGTATGCCGCTGAACAATGCGGAGTTGATATGTCCACAATGGAACAGGCGGCGAAGAAGCTCGAAGGTACTGACCTCAACTTTGACGACGCTATGAATCAGATCATGTCTCTCGGCACGGAAGAAGAGAGAGCGGCGGCGGCAGCAGAACTCTTCGGAGAGAAGGTTGCCTATAATATGGCTCCCTTGCTTGCTCAGTCTGGCGAAGAATTTGACGCACTGACTCAAAGAGCGAACGATCTCGGAATCGTTATGTCTGAATCAGCGGTCAAAGCTGGAGTCGAGTACGGAGATCTCCAGGCTGACCTTGAAAAAGTAGGAAACAGTCTCAAGACAAGTATAGGCTCCGCAGTAATGCCGATTTTGGTTAAGCTGTCGGAAAAGCTGATTGAGTTTATGCCTACGATTCAGGGCTTAATGGATAAGATTGGGCCTTTGGCGGCTGATTTTATTGATAAACTGATACCTCCGCTCGTACAGGTCGCAGAGGATGTCCTTCCTATGGCGATTGAAGCCGTAAGCGAGATCCTACCAAGTCTATCGGAAATAGCAGACGAGATCGGGCCTGTTGTGCTGGATCTGATTCAGCAATTACTTCCGGTAATAGTGCAAGTAGTTTCGGAAGTACTTCCGGTATTGGTGGAGATCATTCAGAGACTTACTCCGATTCTCTCTATGCTGATGGAATTTTTAAGTCCGATACTTGACCTTGTGCTCCAGCTTATAAGCCCGCTCTTAGAGCTTGTAATGCAGATATTAACTCCGATATTAGATCTTATCACTTCACTGTTAGGGCCTATTTTGGAGCTGATAAGCGACGTTTTGACACCGATATTCGGAATTATTCAGGCTTTACTCGGTCCGCTGACCTCTCTTATCGGAGCATTGTTGACTCCGCTTTGCAAATTGCTTGAGATTCTGCTTATTCCGCTGACATCACTTCTTGACCTGATTTTGCCACCGCTCACGACTCTGATTGAGGACTTTTTCCAATGGGCGAGTCCTTATCTCGAAGTTTTCTTTGAGTGGTTAGGCAACGCTCTGTCTAACCTTATGGATTGGATCGGAGAAGGCGGTCTGACAAGTGCTTTCCGTAGCTTTGGAGACTTTTTCAAGAATCTATGGGACGGAATAGTTGCAGCATTCAAGACGGCTATCAATTGGATCATCGAGGGAATAAATGCTCTTATAAGTGGTTTAAATGGCATTCAGCCCCCGGCATGGCTCACAGAGCTGACAGGCATTTCCGGAATCAATCTTCCGACAATACCCTACCTTGCAAACGGTGGAGATATCGCCGAAGCGGGCCGTGTAATCGTCGGAGAGCGTGGACCTGAAATGTTAGATCTTCCGAGAGGGGCAAGGGTAACACCTTTAGACCAGGCAGCAGGCATAGACTACAACAAACTGACAGAAGCGTTTGTCGCTGCTTTGCAGTTCGTGGCTCCTCAGCTTGCTCCTAATGTAACCGTAGAGGGCGACGCAAGCCAGCTTGTCAGAGTAATGGTTAGAGAAGATAGGGCGGCTCGCAAAATGACAGGAAGGGGGCTTCTTGAAGGATGAGCTATTTAGGCTACCGTGTCAAGATTGGCGACACGATCATATCAAACGACCTTATCCAAAAAGGAACCTACAATTTTATTAAAGCAAAACGTGTGTGCAAGACATGGAACGACGCGGACCTTGTTGAACATCAAGATATATCGTCCGTAAGGAAGGTCAATATCTCTTTTAGTTTAAGAGAGCGGAACTTGACGGAGCAGGAGAGCGTTAAGGGACTCTTTGAAAGTCAGGAGAACTTAACTATTACCTTTTGGGATGATTATGATTGCGTTTACCGGACTTCGGTTTTCTACATGGACGCGCCGGACATTCAGCACTTAAACACGGTGGGCGGTATCAATTACGCAGCCACACCGATAAAACTGACGGAATATTGATATGTTAAATGTTTCAGAAGCTACTAAAACAGCATACGCAGGAAGTTCTGTTCCGAAAGCTCTTAAGATAAGTTTCCCGGACAGGAATATTATCTACACGAATGAGGATATCGTTTCGGAGTCCTTTTCCTTACAGGAAGTCCTTGAGAACGACAGCAATCTTACTTTTAAAGGGTGCATAGCTTCTCAATGTAAGTTTAAGGTCGTAGGGCTTGTCACAGATCTTCGGGGTGAATGGGTAGAGGTTACAATCCAGGCGGGAGATCCGGAAGAGATAGACGAGATTCCTCTTTTTGCCGGATATGTTGACAGTCAGGACAATGAAACACACACAGACATATCAACGGAACTGACCTGTTACGATCCTCTGTACTCAATCGGCTCCCGTAATATGCAAACTTGGGTAAGCAGTCTTAACTTCCCTATGACGGTAAAGCAGCTCCGTGATGCACTCTTTACGGAGATAGGCATTACTCAGGAGAGCAAAACACTCATAAACGACTCTTTGAGCATTTCGGGAAATTTCAAGACGTTCTGTGACGAGCCTTCGGCGGTTGATATAATGCGCTGGATCTGCGAAGTCAATGCAGTTTCGGGACAGTACGGAAGAGATCAGAAATTCCATTACAGAGAGTTCCTTCCTATTACCGAAGGACTTTATCCCTCAGATACGACTTACCCGTCAGAAGAGACTTATCCGGCGGCAGAGAATGTCGGGACCATTATCGACACATCACAATATATCAATGTGAAGTATCAGCCGTATGCTACGGAAATGATAACAAAGGTCACGATCTATGATAGTGGCGGTCTTGATGTTGCTTATGCCGGAAGCGGTACAAATGTACTCGGAATAAGTGATAACCCGATAGCATTCAATATTCCGATGCAACAGGCCGTCAATGCAATTTATGCAAAAGTAGCAAGTATAAGCTATATCCCTATGATTCAGATGGAGCTTACAGGGCTTCCTTATTTGGAATGCGGCGATACTTATATGTGCTACACAAGACGGAATGCTGTTAGGTCGTATATCTTGAAGCGCACTCTTAAAGGAATACAGTCTCTTCGGGACAGCTACCAAAGCGACTCCGATAAGGAATACCCACCGCACAAAGCGACGAGCACAAGCCGTTCTAATGCGGACAAGCAAGCGATTCTTGAGATTCAAGCTGATATCGTGCAGATGAATAACACAATTATTCAGAATGCGCAGATAGCTCATGCGGAAGTTCAGGATCTTGCGGCGATATCCATTACCACACGGAATTTCAGTTCACAGCAGATAAATGCGAATCAGATCACGGCGGGGACATTGAATGTTGACCGCATCCAGGCGGGAAGCATACAGGCACAAAAGCTGAATGTTTCAGCAAGTGACGGCAACGGTTGGGGAGTGAGCTTCGGAAGTGGTGGAAGCAGCTTCTCAAAGGGTTCCTATGCAGCGACAGGTCTTACCGGTTCCGTAGGTGGTAGCAGAGGTTGGGGAGTCAACTTCGGAGGGTATGGCGAATCGGGTTCTATGAGTATAGGGAACCTTGATGCGAGTTCGATTACTACCGGAACATTGAGTGCGGACCGTATAAGTGCAAATGTCTTTGCCGGTCGTAATGTTTCAGCAGAATCATTTTCGGCAACAAGATTCTATGCCGGCGGTAATCCGTTTGGCTCGGGGACAATTACTTTTGTAACCGGAGTAAATTTCAATAATAAAACAGTAACCACAAGGACAGTCAGAGTCCTTATAGCTCAATAATATAGGAGGAAAACGAAAATGTTAAAAGTTTTAGGCGGTGTTTACGGAAACACAAAGGACGAATTTAACGAGATTCTTAAGCCGTTACTTGATGCGGGTTATGTACCCGGCTACAACGGTGAAACAAGCGCAATGATTCTCAAAGAAGTGGAGACATTAAGTGATGAATCAGAAGATCAGGAATCTTGAGAACACGATCATCGGGCTGATTAACGACTCGGAACTTCCGGTAGAAGTATGCCGGCTTGTTGTAAGTGAGATTTATAACAAGCTGGATCGGAGTGCGAGCGAGGTTATCCTATCGGAAATGAAGCCTGAGCCAATAGAAGAAAAGGGAGATTTAGAAGATGCAGAAGGCACATGATGCGTCAAAGAATAATTTTTGGCGAAACTTCCCAAATATAAACACTCCGATAACACAGGACGAGCTGAACCGAAACGAAACAACCGTTGATGTGATAGACGACCGAGTTGTTGCGCTCGATACTTCAAAAGCCAATCAGACGGACTTATTACAGTCAATCAAAAACGTAGAGTTTGATGATGAAACGGGAACTTTCACGTTTACAAGGTGGAACGGTACAACGTTTGGGTTTGATACACCTTTGGAGAAGGTCGTTACCAATTTTACCTACGACAGCAATCCGCAGTCTCCACACTATCAAAATCTTATCCTTACCCTTGAAGATGGGACGGTCGAGTATATTGATATGTCGGCTCTTGTAACGGAGTACGACTTTGTTGCTTCCGACACAATCCAGCCGCAGGTAAATAACGGTCAAGTCAGAATGAACGTTATCAACGGTTCCATTACGGGAGAGAAGCTCCAACCGAACTATCTTGCAGATATTACCACACAAGCACAGGCGGCGGCACAATCGGCTACGGCATCCGCAAGTGGTGCTTTGCTGTCACAATCGTGGGCAGAGGGTGACACGGGAGCAAGACAAGACGAAGATACAAGGAACTCAAAATACTATGCGGATTTGGCGGCTGAAACAGTAGCAGAGCTTTTGGCGGCTTTCGGAATCAGCGTAGTCGGTGAG